GAGGGTCAGACTGAATATGTTTCACGCAATAGCTTTCCTTCTGCCCATTTGATGACTGGTCAATCTCCTGCTATTCGTATGGCTACTATTGCTGCTCAAAAGGTCGTTATTCCTCCAGCTGTTTTTGGCTGTACTGGTGATGAAATGGACATCAAACGTTTTGTTTCTCGTTGGGGTCTCATGCGACGTATTAAATGGACTACCTCTACTGCGTCAGGCACTGTTATAGCAGATTGGTATGCTAATCCCGGTAATGGCCATGTTAATCTTGCCAAATGGTATTTTTCTCCTTTGTCCTTTGTTGCTGGCTTGTTTGCTTTCTTTCGTGGCGGTATTGATTACGAGTTTGTTATGAGTAAAACCAAACTTGTTTCTGGTCAACTTGAAATCATTTGGCAATTGGGTACTGCTGAAGCTCCTGTTACTAAAGATAGTGAAACTGCAAACTGTTATCGTATTATCTGGGATATTCAAGAGAGCTCTTCTTTGAGGGTTCATCTTCCTTACTGCTCCATGCTTAAGTGGTGTCAAGTGGTTATTGCTGATGATTCTAGTCCTATCGTTCCTCCTATTTATACGTATAATCACACTAATGGAGCTATTATTGTTCGTGTTTTGAATCCTTTGGTTAATGCTGATGCTACTGTTGCTCAGAGCGTGGACATCCTTGTTCGCACTCGTGGTGCTCCTGACATCGAGTTTGCCTGTCCTTCACCGTCTTTGGCCTTTGTTGGTTTCTTGGTCAATCCTGGTCCTGAACATAATCGTGATGTTCCTCTTCCTCATTCTAAACCTCTATCTAAACTTGAAGGTAAAGAGGAAGCTGTTGCTCAAGGTGGTGATATTTTTCAAGATTTTAATGAAGATGCTGCTAAACCACCTATTACCCTTTCCCAGTCAACTCCTCACACTCCTTATGGTGCTATTACTTGCATAGGTGAGTGTATTGGTAATCTTCGTTTGCTCACTCGTCGCATGCTTCCGATAACTCGTCGATCCTTCAACTTGAGTTTTACTTATTATGTTGATCATTACTCTTTGTTCAACTATCATGCGTTCGTTACTTGGTTATCTTATGGCTTCGCTTTTTGGACTGGCGGTGC